CCTGCCAGGTAACTCCACCAATGCCACGCCCACCTCGACCACGACCTGCGGCAAGCAGTGGTTCAAAAACTCCCAGGTAAAAGTTATCTCCAATCTTTTGGTTTAGTTCCTGGATGTATCCGGGAGTTACGCTGGTGTTATGACGAATGTGCAATGGATTTAATCCTGCATGACTCAGCACAGTGAGTTGGTCATTGTGAGAAACAAAATGCATCCAGCGACCATGCTGAAGTAACCAATTATGTGGCATGATTTCTGATATTATCTGATGTTTGGCTGAAAGGTAACCACCGCATCTGTGCATGGCGGGGCCAAAGTAATGCACATCGTGGTTGCCAATCAAAAAAATATTTTTGGAATCATTGGAGTTCCTCATCAACCATCTTGCAACGCGGGCCCAATGGTCTGGATGAAATTCCCACTCAAAACTGTCCCAATAATCTCCCAAGAAGTACCGATAGCGACAGTCAGGATACCGGGCAATAATTTCGTCTGTTATATCAATTTTCTCGTGAATATCAGGTATGATTAGATCAAACATATTTTATTATACAACATTTTAATTTTGAGGTCAAGATTTTTGAATTTCACAACGTGTTCATATTGTTCATATGACGTAAGCTAAATGCGTGGCCATGTTTGAACACAGACCAAGTTCCGGTGATCACGTTGTGGTCAGATACGCACTGATCCATCATTGCAGCAAATTCTTTTGAAAGCATGAAATAACGGGCACCAGTTTCTATATTTGCCATAATTACACCTGGGCCCACGTATGTGACATCTTCCAGAGACACAAATTTTAGATGTCCAGTAATCACTGGATTGTCAACCCATTCGTATAGGTCAGGGTGACGTGTAACGTCACCCCAATTTAATGAGGGCGGTATGCTTCCGCCAGTTTTAAACTCTCCTAGCATTCGTAGACGATGACTGTTTTGCAGTAACTCAAACATTGTTTCTGTTTTGAGCATGGGTATGAGATTTTTTTTAGCCATATGTGTGTATTATGTTGAAAATAAGTCTAACTACTGACCCAGTATTTGTTTGCTGAGCCAAATGCCCAATATGGTCCCCAATCCGCCGCCCAGTGTGTAACCGGCAAAACCCCAGTAGCTTTTGTCATCTTGGCTGGCTACTTTTTTGATGATGAAAAAAGCTGCTGCGCCGTACACCGTGTCAATCAACACACTGGACATATAATTGGCTTGTGCTACTGACCGCCAACTGATTGTGGCTACACTGTAGTTCCACATCTGTAAGGCAAACAGTGTTAGGAAATTTTTGTAGTTGGTGTTCACTGAATCTCTCCACCAATCAATATTGATAATGTATTCGTCAGCCGGAAGCAGTCCTTTTTGTGCAAGTCATTTGCAACGGTTTGGATGTCTGGATAAAAATTTCGTTCCCAAAATAATCCTAGATCAAATTGTTCAGACCCTTTTTCTGATGTTTTGAGTGGTGCGGCTGGATCACGTGCGAGCCAAGTCGCAAACTTAACTCCCATTTGGTCCCCATTGACCTCTTCAGGAACATCATCATTCATATATTCGTCATTATCATCATCGGGCACAGTCAAATATTGAATACCCCGGGCCTGACAACCATTCTGTTGCTGGAAACAATAAGGTCTGCCATAAGTGGTTTTAACCAGCTCGTCAAACTCTTGGCAATCGATCATCTTTACAGTTCGGATGTTCATAATTTGTAGTCCTTACATTTTAAGTATACTATGTTGTGATGCTAAAATCAAATGATTTGAGCAATATGGTTTATAGGTATGGTGGTCCCGAGCCGGGTCGAACGGCTAACCTTTAGTTTCGTAGACTAATGCTCTCTCCAAATTGAGCTACGGGACCTTATTTTTAATTATTCTTTTCCAACGTAATGCTTCAGTGAATACCCAAACAACCACAGTTAATAAAAAAGCTATCCAGCCCATTTCCTTTACTTTCTGAGCAAACGCTTCCAAATAGCGCGGCGTTGTTCCATTGTGGTATTCACAACATCAAAGAACACAGTAACCAGAAAATCAATGTGATCAACACATAGACCCACATGCCCATTGTGTCCTTGTCTGCTACCGCCAGCTGGATTATCTGAATAGTCTACGTCGGGAATCTTTAAGTGACGGGCTTCTTTCTTTCCGCAAACATCGCAAGTGTATGTTTTATATTCAGCCATATGTTTTAAACTTTGGGGTGATGGACGGGATTCGAACCCGTAACCTTCTGAGTCACAATCAGACATTCTAACCATTTGAACTACCACCACATAAAAATCAATAGCAGCGTCTCATAACTGACCGTTTAACTTTTTACTTGTTATGAAATAAAAAGACTGCTATTTATCAGTGCGCCCACCACATGTGGGCTTGCTTGATCGGTAGCTTTCCGGCACTAGCACTGAACTTAAAATTGAATGGTTGGCGTAACTGGGATCGAACCAGTGACCAACTAAAATTTGGTGGACCTGGTTGGATTTGAACCAACGACTCCCACGTTATCAGCATGGTACTCGTACCCCTGAGTTACAGGTCCATTTAAATTTTGGAGCTCGATATCAGACTTGAACTGATGGCCTCGTCTTTACCAAAGACGTGCTCTGCCAACTGAGCTAACCGAGCAAAACTTGTATCAAGTAGCAACTGGAATCACTTATGAGAATCCGCACAGTTCCAGTTTAACGGCTCTCACTACTTGAAATTTGGCGGGAACGACGAATTACGATATCGCGGCCTCTAGAGTGACAGTCTAGTGCTCTTCCTCTGAGCTACGTCCCCTAATATCTTCCTTTACTGATGTTGCTATTTCCTTTTTTGTTTTTTACTATTTGATGATATTCATCTTTAAATAGTCTTTCAAACCTAATGTAGACATTTTGTCCTACACCAAACTTTTTAGTTAGTTCTCGCATCGTAATGTCGTTATCTCTATAATAATACATTATTTCTTGTAAGAACTGTTTTTCTTTGTCTTTTCGATTTTGTCGTTCTTGCGATAACAAATCGAGCTTGTTTGATTCTTTAACTCTTCTACCAATAATCCAACCTTCTGGTATTGGATCTTTTTTTGAAATTTTCTTTGAATGCTTAGTGTCGACGTTGAGTATCCATCTTGTACCAAATTGAGTATTACTACTACCAGTTTGGGCTTTACTTTGTATTTCTGAAAATCTACGCTTTAGCCAACCATACATTTTATTGGAAGGCCTATTAGGAATCATCATTATTGCTGCTCTAATCAACGCTTCGTTTTTTGGATAAACTTTAACTAATAATTGATGAGCTACATAATGTTCTTCTGGAGTTAATCGAACTAAATTAGTGGGGTCGTCAGATCCACCCATACATTTGGGAATAATATGATGATTTTCGATGTATCCATCAATGTATCTGTTCTTTGCCCTACTAATCAGTTGATCATAAACTTTTTGATAATTCATGTGTCACTCCGTTTACTTTATTTATACAAGTGACACAAAAACATCCAACTAAGCTACGGAACTATAAACTCTTTTTAAACTTTTGTACCGACTTCACTTGAAGTATCTCAACTCTCCGCGAGTTGCGCATTAAGCCTTCATTTAACCGTTGTTCCTTTTATGCGCAATTAAAGAACTCTAGTTAAACTATCGCCACCTGATGCTATTTCCGTCGAAATCAAACACCAAGTTTCATTATGCTACAGTAATATCATATTTAGCAGGGACACTGAGCCCGCACTGCTGAAAATCTTATGGTTTGGCGGTTTGAGATTACAACCAACCCAACAGCACCTCGAGCATTATCAATCAACTTTGCGAGTCAACCTTCTCTCGATATCCACCAAACTCCTTGCGGTAATCTGGTCTGCTGTCAGCATCGCCGTTTTTAAGGTCAGGCAGTAGACCTATCATTATGTACTACTCTGTAATTTATTATCCGCTGACCTTGCGGGCCATTCAGAGTCGCTAAACCCTTACGAATCTTCTGTTACAAATCAGTTGGGCCTTGCGGGCTTTCGCTGAGCTTGATTAGCTTGCGCTTCAAGCATTAGATGCTTTTCGTACATAACTGTGACGGACTTTGCGTTTGTGATAAATGGAAGGAATTGAACCTTCAACCTACTGTTCTAAATACAGTTGCTCTGCCAAATGAGCTACATTGCAACCTACGATCTCGTGCCGCCACAGTTGCTAACAGATCTTTTGGATCCATTAATACAACACGAGAAGTACCTTTCTCCTGCCGGATACTCTGTGATGTTTTGCGACACTTGGGTTGCGACACCCAAACACCGCTCACATTGCAACTGAGCCCTTGACTGCAACATCTCGGACCCAATCACTACCCTTTCGTATACCTGTTCGCAAATTGGTTAGCTGGGAGGCCAGCACCACCTGTTGCTCTTCGCCAACCCTGGTTCCCTTGCAGGCCAGTCGATTGACATTCTTTCCCCAACACTTGCTTCACAGTTACATCCACCGGTTTTTTCGGTGAACGCTACCTCGCGATAGTACGCAGGCTTGCCTGGGTGGACCATTTTGCAATGGCGCAGTCCTGTAGGAGGATACTGCTTTGGGTTGATTGCTCAACTTGTCCTAGTGGGGCCAGGCCCCCAAAAACAATTCAGTTGTCAAAGAACTTGTACTGCTTTACTTATCTTAGTTTAGCATTGCTGCAAATTTTTGTCAAATCTTGTAAGCAAATGCCACAGGCTGATTGTACATCCGTCCGGGCAATTCATTACCAGCTGGATGGTTGCCGCTAACCAATTCGTCGGCGAAAAAGTAACCGCTGTGTGGGCACCAAACGCCCACATAAATCGTGCCTTCTTTAGTCTTCAAATAAAGAGTGGGCTGAAAATCATCGTCTGTTCTGTTGTACTGGTCAACGGGCTGAAAGCTAGCCAACGCTAAATCCCAAACAGCTTCAAACTTGGCAAAGTACTCCAGCGCCTTGTTCATGTTTCCTTGTTTGAGTGCCAACATTGCAATTCCGTAATGAGGTTGGCCGTTGTGGTTAAACTCTTCCCAAATTGTTTTGTAATCTTTCTGCATGTTTGCAACTTTCTGCTACTCTTTTAGTATAGCAAACTCTTCTGGATTCCCCAAACATTTTGATTAAAAGAATCGTGCCGTTAAAGGAATCTTTCCTTCAGGTATCAACCGCAACACATCGCGGTCTCTCCGTGCTGCTTCTTGAATCACATAATCTGTTGGATTCCTTATATACTGAAGGCTCCAAGGATTTATGCAAACCGCCAGCATCTGCACAGCCTCAGTGGGTTCTTTGATAAATTTAATGTTTGACGGATGATCGGCTACCGCAGCATATTGTAATTTTTCGCTGGGATTCTGTACATTTTTGATCCATTTTCCGTCGATTTTGATTTTTTCAAATTGTTCTTGTTCAGTCATATTGAGCCATCAATCTTGCAAATACGCAGGGATTTTTGATGTATCGTATCGCTCTTGGATTTTGCCGTACAGCAGCCAGTTGCACTTGCTCGCTGGGATTTTTGATCGATTCGATTGCGAACCCATCTTGTTGAACTGCAGCCAATTGGACTTGTTCACTCATGTACTTATTATAGCACATCGTTCATCCAAAAACCAAACTGTTTGTAAAATTATCACAAGAATAGACGGTTGCAGTGTTTGCAACCGTCTATTGTCAGAGTTTACTTTAGCAAATCAAGTGGTTCGTCTCGTTTGGTTTCGAACGCCTTTTGAGTCTTGTCCGAAGTCACAATGTCAAACTTGTTGAGATCGATTCGGGGGAAAGAACTGCCCAACATGCCTGCGATGGTGTTGTTAAAACGCCCGCTGGTGGTTGCAGTTAGGAACGTTTCGTAACTTTGCTTTTTGGCAATCAATTCAGTCTGCGTGTTTTGGAATGCATTGCGGTAGGATTCCACAGCCTGCTGAATCTTAACAAAGGTGCTCTGATCCAGTGTGGGATTCTGCTCCTGGATAAACTTCATCAGCTGACCACCCTTGTCATACTGCCGAGCCGAAATGCTGGCCACAAACAGCTTTTCCAGCGCCTGCTCCTGCAACTGCGGTACCTGCGCCATTTCTTTGACTTTCTTGTACCCGTTGTCGTAAACATTTTGGTTGTTGGTATACTGTGCTTTGATGGCCACTTCAAAGTTGGTAGCAGTGTTGATGAATCCGTTGTAACTAAATTTCGCAATTGCCTATCAATGTTGTTATCCAAATAATAGTTGTTTTTGTACAAACCAAGCTATTTACTATTCGCTCGTGTTCGGATTTCGTCCAGTGTGTATTCGCACAGCATGTTGCCATTTTCCAAAACTGGCAGCAGCTGATCGCCCTCCACTGGGACCAGTTGTTCCTGTGTAAAGGTTTCCAGTTCGCCATCAGCATTGCGCAAAACGTACACCACACCACGCTTGCTGATCTTGCCCGGATCAGTGATGGGATCTTTGTACACTTCGTACCAAACTCCGTTAATGTCAATTGCACAGCACTTGAATGCAAACTTCAGCGTATCTCTGTCCACACCCTGCAACAGCTTGCCACCCATTCCAAAACAGGCAATGTTGTCAATGCTCCACCCAGCTGCCAGCAGTGCTTCGCACAGTTCTCGGATGGTGTTGATGTTCATACCATCGCCCTGCAACACTCGGACCTGCGGTGGTAGCACACGGTAGCCCTTGCTGTTCACAGTGTACCCAAACCGTCGACCCAGGATGTCCAGAATGCGCAATATAGTGGGAATGATTTCACCGCTGTCTGGGCGAATTACCAAAACACCATCCCGATTGAGGATCGATTCACGCAACTCAACGCCGTAGATGTTTTCGCAAGCGTTGAAGATGTCGTAGCTGTCGCTCACAATGCTCACAATACCGTTGGGGTACTGAGTGAGCATGTTACGGTATGCAGCAGATTCGCGCATTCGCCCCCAGCTGGTGATTGTACTGTGCTCGCTGGCAGGTACGCTGAAGCTGGGCATGCCGTTGGCGCCATAGTAGCGATACAAGAAAGGAATCGCAACCATAGTGTCCGAGCCCTTGAAGTTTACCAAGTGAGCAGCACCACCCACTGCGGCACTTTCCTGACTGGAAACACCTCTGCTGCCAAAGTCCTGCAACATGAAGTCAATTTTTTCAGGGGTACCGGACTGCTCCAAGTAGCCTTCAATCATCGTGCGGATGTTGCGGCTCAATGTGGCTACTGAGATTGGATACCACACTCGCATCAGCGCGGTTTCCAAATAGTTTACAAGCCAAAAACACTTGGGATCCGTGTTGACCACTGTAACCAAAGCGTTGTGAGCACGCACTCGAGTACCTTCAGCAATCGCACAAATCCGGATAGGAAGGCGGCCGCCGTGCTCTTGTAAAATGTATCGCCAGCCTTCTTCGTTAAAGGCGTCGGGGGAACCCATGTGAGCATTGATCATCTCCTTTGCCAGCACAATCATCTCTTCGGTGATCACCACACCCTTGAGGTACCGCTTGAGGAAGTACTGTAACCCAAACATCACCTGATCGTCAAACTTGCCACCCCTGCTTTCTAGGTAGCTGAACACATATTGTGTACCCGGAGGGTACTGCCTTTTGTGACTCGTCTTATAGGAATCACTGTCAACGATCACATTGAACAGCAAATCATCAGTAAAGTCCTGCGTGAGTTCGATAAATCGAGCGTTGGTCATTTAAGCAACCTCCTGGGTTTTGCGTTCTTCCAACTTGCTGATCAGCGCATCAAACAGCACTTGGTGTTCAGGTACGATCATGTTTGAATTCAACTGGTCAATGGCAAACCAACGAGCACCTTGTACATCGTCAGCAGCACGAGCAGCGCCATAACCGTAGTGACCTAGAAAAAATGTAGTAAAGATGCCGTCACCGCTGCCAGTGTAGCGCCAATCGTCAATTGCGGCACTTGTGACGTACTCCAGCTGAGCGATAGAAACGCCAGTTTCTTCCTGCACCTCACGCCGAGCAGCACGTTCGCCAGTCTCACCCAAGTCAATGTGACCACCAACGAAGCGCCAACGGTTTGCGCCGTCCTCATCCTTGTGGACCAACAGTAGTTCATTGCCGCGCATCACTGCCACATCCACTGTGGGATTCTTAATAGGGTAGCGGTTGGCCACCGCATAGCAGATGCCTGCACGGAAGTCTTCAGTGTCGCGCACTGTGTGAAACGCTTGCTGGCGAACCTGCGTGCCGCTTTCAGACACTGTGGCCTCTAAATCCACCACAGGGAATTTACCGCTATAGCAATTGGAGAAACTATCGCGGCCGCCGTACAACACAACCCGTTCATGCGGGTGATAGGCGCGGACCAGCTGGTCCAGGCTCTTGCTCCAGTCTTCATTCCTGCGCTGGTCGTTGATGGGCAGCACTTCAATGCCCGGGTAGGCTTCCTGCAACATCTTTTGCCGCGTGGCAAAGTCCAGTGGATTCTTCTTAGTGGGGATCACTCGCGCCACGCCCAACAGAATCATCAGTTTGTTGTGACGACGTTGTACCGTTTCAATCAATTCTCGGTGACCAGGTGTCAAATGCGGAGTTTGAAAACGGGCAACAATTACGCCCAAATCACCGTCTGGTCCTTTGATGTTCATCATGTCTCCTTTATGTCAGCTGATTGAAAAACTTAATTGCATCTTCATACGAAGTATCCCACAGAGCACGAACAGTTTTCTTTGTAGTTTGGTTCCAGATTTCGTATTGATAATTTCCGGTTTGGAACAGAACGAGCTTTTGGTTGTTTTTGTTCTGGGATTTAATGAAGTTTGTCATGTTTGCTACTCTTTTAGTATAGCAAATGATATGGTGCTCGTCAAGCACCGTGAAGATTTTGTTGTCCTGCGCCTCGTACGAATAGAGGAGTTGCATCGAGGGATTCGAACCCTCCCAGCACCGTCGTGCCCGGCCCTAGCCCGCAGGACAAACCTTATAAATCGTTCTTGCCGCAAATGGTACATTCACTGAATGAGAACTTGTCTGCCCAAGTGCCTGTGCCATCTGGAGTCTTGCAATCACAAACACTGCTAATTTCTTTGAAGTTTTTGCTCAGACTGTTATCGATAGCCCAAATCTCGTCTGATAAACGAGTGCGTTCAATTTTGAGAATTTCTTTGTAATTTAGTAGATCTTGTACGTGGTCCCACTGTTCCTGTGTCATAAACTTGATAGGCCTTCAAACTGGGGTTTCACTGGGGTCCCTGTATACGTTGGGCGTGCCACTTTTGTTCCGTCGACTGACAGCGCACTTTTCACGCCCGTCCGTACGTCTATCCTGTTTGAAAAATTGCTTTCATCCTTTCTGTTAGTATCCACAGGCCAAGTCCCGCTGAACGGCTTGGCATTCTGGCCCCTCCTTACTCCCCAAACTGGGAGAGGCAGGCGATGAAATTGTTGGTGGCTCCGTTCGGACTCGAACCGAAATCTTACGCTCTTCAGGCGTATGCTGCAATGCCATTCCAGCTACACAGAGCCATTAAAACTTGGAGCGAGCGGCAGGACTTGAACCTGCATATCTTACGATTTTAACGGCTTTGCAGACCGCTGCGTAACCATTCCGCCACGCTCGCTTAAAACTTACTTTACTTCAACCAGCTGATCCAGCTCAACGTATCCATCAACAGCAACATCGCCATCAATGCATCGGAGCCAAACATGATCAGTTGCTTCCGGTTCAGGATGCACATGATCAACTACAAACTGATGACCTTTGTACGCATCAAAATAGGGAGCGTAGGGCTGTGTAAAAACTTTGGGATGAAACTGGTAGATTTTCATTTCTCTCCTGATCTTGTTCCCACATCTACGGATGGCAATAGCCATTGTAAAGGGTTGTTCACAAGTTTACAATCTAACTGCAACCAACGTCGAAACGGTTTTCCATTAAACGTGTTTCAGTTTAACAGTCCACTCTGTGGGAAGTTGTTTAAAGTATTACTTCAAAATCAACGACAATGCCCAAATCCCCATCACAAAGAACAGGAACTTGATTGCAAAATTGTACCATTCACGCCTGGTCCAAACGAAGGACAACAGGAAGAACAACATCATACTAACGAATTCAAAATTTGTGTGCATTGTGTGTCTTTAACCTTTTTTTGTTTTTTACTTCTGCTACTCTTTTATTATAGCAAACGCTGTTGAGGTTGTCAACCTGGCTATTCGCCTTCAAAAAAATGTTGGAGGGTCCTAACCATTAAAGCAACAACTGCAATGAATAGGAAAAATTTTCCAAGTTCGATTAACTCATTAAGCATGTTGTCTCCTTGCTTTCTGCTACTCTTTTAGTATAGCAAACGGCACAATCTCAGTCAACCATTTGCAAAACTTTAACTGCTTTGTTTTCAACAACTTAGTCGTTTTCAGCCAGCTGCTGGAAACGGTTTTCAATGGCGCGGTCCTTGCGCTTGAGGTAACGACGGACGGCAGCCTTGTGTTTGGGGCGGCAGTAGCCGCGGTCGTTGTGAACAATCTTGCCCTCATTGAGGTTGACACCCGGACGGCCATCGTAGCGAGGGCAAGCACCTTCGCCGCGAGGAATACGGCCAACGCGGCTGCGACGACCCTGTTCTTTAATGTCGTCCACATCAGGAAATTCATAAAACTTGATGTTGTTGTAAGCTTGCATCGTGTTTTCCTTTACTCTTTTAGTATAGCAAACGGCACAATCTCAGTCAACCATTTGCAAAACTTTATTTGGAAACGTCAACCAACAGTGCTTGACATTTTGCACCAAGCACTTGACAAACGGCCTGTCTGGTGTTACCAGCCATAATCCACATGCCCCGTTTTCCTTTGAGGATTATGGGCATGGGCAGCGTTGCGCCTGTTTGCAAACCCTGCACAATGCGTTGAACGTCTCTGGGACGTTGATAGCTGCTGACCATATCCTCAATGTCTTCAATGGTGTCGTGTTCAGTCATGTTCTGCACTGCACCAATGGTGTGTGGATCCACCGTGCGAGCCGTGTCCAATGCTTGGCGGAACTGTTCAACATCAGTAAAAATGGGCCATCTAAAACCCATTTGTTTGGCTTTGCAGCTTGCGTTTCAGCTCTTGTGCATTTTGCTTTTCGCCTGCTGTGGTTGCTGGATCAGCAATCATAGCATCCAGTCCGTCTATTTTACGAAATAGATCAACGGCTGTGACTTCTAGTAGTGCAGATATTTTCATGCAGTTATTTATGCTAACCGCAGGATTCGATACCTGCTCCAGTTTGCGCTCGGCCCCGCACAAACCAGCCTATGGCTATGTCTCACATCCTCTAGCCTTCGACTTTGTGAGAGTAGTTCCAACTCTAAGTGTGTCCTTCCACACCGGGTTAGCAAATTCAATAATGGTCGGGATGACCGGATTTGAACCGATGACCTTCTGTCCCCCAGACAGACGCTCTAGCCAAGCTGAGCCACATCCCGTAAAATTTTTGGCACCGGTGGAGAGATTCGAACTCTCTAAGTTACTTGTTATTCACACTGGTTTTGGAGACCAGCCCAACCCTCCAGCGTTGGCGCACCGATAAAAACTTGGCAGCCGGACTAGGATTTGAACCTAGAACATTCTGAGTCAGAGTCAGATGATCTACCAATTGATCTATCCGGCTGTAATGAACTATTTACTTAAAACTTATTTTTCTGCCTTCGAACCAACCAACAGGCAAAGGGTCACTCTTTTTTATCTTCATACTTCTTTTTTCTTCTAACGAAAAAACCCATCTAGTGTTATATTGGCTGTTGCCAGAGCCTTTTTGGTGTACTGATGAATTCTTCCCTATTGCGGTTTTTGTTTCTTCAGTATGGTTCTTGCCTTTAAAATAACCCTCATGACCTTTCAATGATTTTGAAATTTTTTCATTAATGCTTTTAGCATAATTAGGGTCATTCTGTCTTCGTATAGTCTGAGTTTGCCTACCTCTTATAAAATTGTCCTTAACATTTGGTGTTGATCCGTTATTTCCGTAAATATTTTTACCAGTAGTGTTTACAAAGTCCCAGCCACCTTGACCACCTTGACCACCTTGTTTTAGGTTGTAAGTATTTTGATCAGCAACAAATTGCTCATTAACAATTTCACGTTCTTTAGCTGACATGTCTGTTGCATTGTCAAAAATATATAGTATTTCTTTTTCGAAGTTCTCTATACCATACTTGTTTTGAGAATAAGTTAAATGTTTTCCAGAACCCATGTAACCATCATTGATGTCTTTTGTTTTATGACATCCAATGTAGACTTTATTGTTAATTTTGTTTGTAACTTTGTAAACGGTATAATACATCATACTTGTATTTATACCGGTTCGAGACTTTAAAATTTTAATTGGGGTATAATTTCTTATACCCCAGATGCTCCGGGGGTAGGACTCGAACCTACGATGGGAGATAAACTCCTCCTGATTAACAGTCAGGCGCCTGCTACCAACTCGGCGACCCCGGAATGAAACTTTGGCGTCGATGACGGGGATCGAACCCGTGTATGACCTGAGTGAAAGTCAGGTGGCTTAACCAACTTGCCAACATCGACGAAACTTTGAAAGCAGGAGTGTAGTGGCTTAACCAATTTGCCTACACCCACTTATAATTCTTTAAAACTTGATCCTGGGAGCGGACCTTGAACCCGCATCAGTTAGCTTTGAACTAGCACCCAATTAGTGCCCTGGTTTTTGCCATTGTTAAACTACCCCAGATATTGGATTCTCAAGTTCTGGAACTGTGATTTCACCTTCACCGGCTCGTCTGGTGAAATTAGGAATAGTCACTGTAATCGATGATATTCATATTCCCTCAAATTGGCTCCGGGTCACCTTCTCCCGAAATCCCAGGTTACTTGCGCCCACAAATGGTATTTGTGCCTGGCCCGCTGTTTGTAAGGTATTGAGCCCCCAACTCACTATTCGCTAACAGGACTTTTGTACAGCATCCTGATGGTACTCAATTTTATCTGTGATCGACCTGCTATGATCAATAATGGTGGAGCAGGAGTGATTCGAACACTCATACCCGCAAGGGGCGCCCGGGTTACAGCCGGGTACAGACACCAGTCTCTGCAACTGCTCCAAAAATGCTAAATTAAAATGGTCGGGGCGGCAGGATTCGAACCTGCGACCTTCTGCTCCCAAAGCAGACGCGATAGCCGGGCTACGCTACGCCCCGAAAAATTGTTGGTGGAGGTAAAGGGATTTGAACCCTTCTGATATCCGCATTGCAAGTGCGGTAAACACCCCAAGCATTTCCTACCCCCAAAAATTAATTAGTCCATTTTTGTTCCATTCATCAATTCTTTGAAGCAACTCATCTAATGTAATGGAACATTTTGTTCTTTTTTTCTGATTTTGATTTTGCAACATTAGTTCACAATTAGCAGGATGTTTTATAATGTTGGGAGAAATTTTATTTTTCCATCCCCATTCAACGCTTACTTTGTGATCTCGTGCAACTCCTGTTAGGTTATTACCTCTATTTGAGGCCTTATACCAACCATGTTCTTGTATTAGGTCTGTATTAAACTCTCCAGGAAAATCTTTTATACTAAACTCAAACTGACATTCTTTTCTGTATTTTCTTTTCTCGCAAAGATGAGCTCTGCGGCGTTGTCTAGTTTGTAATTTTGCGATTTCTTTACATTCATTTGAGCAAACTCTTCGATGCTTGTGAGCAAAAGAAGTTTGGCAAACCTTACATTGTTTGAACTTTTGAACAGTCCTCCCTCTTTTTATAAGAGATTCGATTTGACTCTCACTGATTTTTTGTTTTGTCTTGTCTGAATGAATTCTTGTATTCGAACAAGATCTAGAACAAAAATATTTTTCTTTTAAAGGAAAAGAAAGTTCTGGTTCAATTACCTCAATCGACTTGTTACAGACCAAACATGAAACGGTAAACGTGTTCATTTCTCCATTTTTCTTTTCAAAAGCAGCTTTGATTTGTAACTTGTGGCGAGTCTTCCATTCTTCTGTATGGTATTTTCCATTAAAACCGGAAGAATATTTTGATTTAACTTCAAGTGACCCATGTGCTCGTTCGTAATGAGTATGAATCCCTTTAATTGAAAATTGTTTTTGACAAACAATACAGCTGACCATTTTAAAAATCTCCTACATTTATTTATGCTTGGTGGAGTATTTTTAAAACGAACTCGCTGATTTTTATGTACTAATCTTTGCTATCTGTTTTGTTCGACTTTTCATCTACTGAACGCTGTGGATAGCACACAGCACATTGTCCACCACTTGCTTATTTAGCAGCCCGGTGTCAACTCAAGCTAAATTTTCAAAATATCTCTCTGCGTTGGATTTGAATATGGAAGAATACAACTCGTGCATGTATTCCCTCTGCTGTCTCAGCACCACATAATGTTCAAAGTAAAATCCGTTCTTGTACTTAACGTCCAACACCAATTGTGCATTGGCTGTGAAACGAAGCAGCACTGGATAATCTTTTTGCATCATGTATTTAGTTTAGTGCATTTTTGCATCTTTGTCAACTGTTTTGTGACTTTCATCGTTCACTGTCTGTTGCAGCTTGCAGACACCCTATGGGCCACCGCCTGGGAATTAAACCCAGCGCCACAAAACAGTTGAAATGGTAGTCCCGAGAGGATTCGAACCTCTGAGATTAAAATGGTAGTCCCGGGAGGAATCGAACCTCATGCCGTCCACCTAACTCTAAGGATCGGTTTAGAAGACCGATGTCAGGCTCGGGACCAAAACTTAACTTAAATCTTACTTACGAAATCGTCAATCTCTTTTATTGAAACTAGAATGACTAGATTTGGAAATTGCTCTAACAAACACTTTATCTTTTTTTCTTGCGATGCATAAGCTGCTGGATTTTTTGGATCAACATACACATCCAAAGATGGGATGTAAAAATCTGGAAAATAGTTTCTCACATCACCATTTTCATCTGTCCAACGTACTGGTTCAGGACGAGTCCATTTAACGTTCATCTCATCTAGTTTTTTTGCTAGATGCAATTCCCATGTACTGTCCAACACCACCGTTGATCCATCAGTCATAACATACTTCACAGTTGATTTCTTTAACCTTCTGTGATTAGAAGCTAATGCAGCTTTTTTAATTTTTGCTTTTGTTTCTTCTGTTTGTTTTCTTCCAACATTCTTCTCTCTAATTTTATTTCTTGTTTCTTCGGAAACCTCTGCTTTCAGCCCAAGCTCTTTTGCTTTAGTG